ACAGCACCTGGCCGCTCTGGGAGCTGTAGCCCATCGGTCAGATCACTCCTTCTCGTTGGACCCGGAGTCGTCCGGGTTGGTGTCGACTGCGACACCGATCGGAGTACCGCCGGCCTGAGCGGCCTTGAGGTCTTCCTTCACGGTGTCGAGATTGCTTGCCGAGCCCTCACGGGCGACGCTGACCTTCGCCGTCTGACGAGCCGCCTCCAGCTGACGCTCCAGCCGAGCCGTCTCTGCATCCAGCTCGGCGGCGGCGAGCTCGTTGCTGACCTGGACCACCTGAGCCGCGGCCTTCGCCTCGGCGTCGGCGATCTGCTGACGCAGCTTCTCGTTGTGCTGCCGCTTCTGCTCCAGGTCGTTCTCACTGATTGTTGCCATCAGGACATCTCCGTTTCCATCCATAGGTCGAGAACGCTGATGAAGACGAACTGACCCTCCACGTCGTTTGACATGAAACGCTGACTTCTGACTCCCCAACGTCGCAACCGTTCGGTGTAAGAAGCATCTGTCACCGCCAGCTCGCCCAAGGCTACCCTCATGGGCTCGTTCCGGTAAAGCACCATGCGAACGCGCTTTGTGAAGATGCTACTAATCGCCAGACCGCGAACTGAATCGCCGTCCTTGATCATCGTCTGTACACCGATCTGGTATTGCGACAAAGTGGGCTCGTTGGGACCGGCGTGCTTGCCACCCATCTCGAACGAGTCCTCTTCGGGCTGCCAGAGGGTGGCATAGACACCGATTGAGTAGTTGGGGTCTGTGGGCCGCAAGGGCCGGTTGATCACGAAGGCATCTTCGTCTACCGCAGGAAATACCTCAGAGAGGCAGATCACGATGTTGTTCGGGAAGATTGCCGAAGCTGCTGGGTCGATCATGGGCCAAACACCTGCGCGATGTTTGCATTCAGGGCTGCGATTACAAAGAGCATGTCGCGCTCGTTGATCCCGAGAACGGGACGCGCAACAGTACTCGGGTAACCCTTGCCCTTCTGTGCAGTCTCAACCTTGCTCCGCAGTTCGCCCTGCGGAGTCTTGCCGGGGAATCGCAGAGTGGCACCGATGCCTTGCGGGTAGGCATCCCAGCCTCCCTGGACAACCCACTCTTCCAGTTCGCCAGTACGACGGTTGATCGGGTGGTCGCCAGGGTAACCCTGACTCTCACGAATCTGGACCGTGGCAGGCTTGAGCGGTGCCCAGGGGCCAGTAACATCGTCACCCTCGGACTGGAACCGCTCGCCCGCACGCCTTGCGAGGTAGGGTCCGACCTGCCCACCTAGGAAGGCGGTCATTCCAACAGGGGAAAGCAACACTGCCAGATCAGTGAGCGACTTCTGAACAGCCGCATCATTCATCGAGAAGTGCAGAGTTCCCAACATCAGATCACCCTGTCGTCATACGGGCGCATCGGCGAAGGCGGGATCAACGAGGCGGGAATGACTGTCGTCCTTCCGTACCTCGTGTAGAACCCCTCAACCAGACTGTAGGGGTCCTCTTGGATCAGTGAGACGGCGGTGTTGGGGTCGTCGTCAACTGATTCGATCTTGTCGGCGCCCGTGAGGACGATCGCCTGCTTCGTCAATAGGTCGAGCAGGCCGAGGGCCTCCTTGACCATCGAGGCGCCGTAGGCGTGAAGTCGATCATCCTCCCCACCAGCGGCCATGTCGAGAACGATCCGACCGCTGGCGAGGAGAGTGTTGATCTTCTTCAGAAGGAGCTGGGAGGGACGATTCTCGGGGTGACCCTCGACGGCGATCTCGATGGGCGTCTCGTAGATGTGCCCGATCTGCGCGTCGATCTCGTCCGCTGCGAGTTCTACGAACTTTGTGCCGTCGCCGTACTTACCCGCAAGCGGGATATCTCCGGTCAGCAGGTCGTCCTTCTCGCAGTACGCCACCTCCCAGCTCCTTTCTGTGTAGTTGTCAGCTGCCGGACTTGCCGGTGCTCGACGTGGTGGACTTCGCGGCGGGCTTGGCAGCCTCCTTGGAGGGGTCTGCCTCCTTCTCGTCGCTCGGGGTGTCGGCCGTCTCGACAGGAGTCACCTGGGCGAGAACCTGCTGGTTCTCGGCGAACTCCTTGGCGATCTGGTCCTCGACCGAGTCGTCGGCGATCACCGGCTTCTCGGTGTCGTTGGCGTACGTGACGTACTCCCCCGAGGTGCCGATGTAGCCGCTCGTGTCGTTGTCCTCCACGACATAGGTCCGCGCCTTGCCGTCGTCCTGGGCACCCTTGAAGGTGTCCGCAGTCGACACGACTCGGTCCGACTCGTTCCCGCTCTCGAGCCGTGCCTCCAGGTCGAGCTGGGAGGCCGGCTTGGCGTACTGTGCCTTCTCTGCCATCTTCTTCTCCTTGATCAGATCGTGACGTTGACGGCGAAGGTGTACTCCATGTGCGGGAACACCGGGAACGCCTTGATGCCCGTTCCGGCGTCCTGACCCCAGGGGTCGACCGTGGAGCGCTCCCACTCGTAGAAGCCGGGGGTGAACCCGCCCTCGGGGTGCGGCGAGGTCAGCGTCTTGGCGAAGCCGATCTCCGTGTCGTCCACCTCAGCGAGGTCCTCCGAGTTCGGCAGGAACACCATGAGGTTCTCCGGCCAGAAGCGGTTGTTGACCACCGTCTTGGACCCGACCGCACGAGTGCGGTAGACCGAGTCGTCGAGGATGAACTGCACGCCAGTCGCGTTCTCCACGGCACGAACCGCCGCGTCGGGACCCCAGCCGTCCATGAGGTAGTTGAGGTCCGGCGCAGTGCCGGTCCCGTCCGCCTTGACAGCGAAGCCCAGACCAGCGCGCTGGCTGAACTTCTCGGAGTTGACGATCCGCCGCGTGACCTTCTTCGAGGTGAGAACACGATCCATGCGGACACCGTAGGTGTCGAACATGTGCTCCTGCACCGCCTCGATGAAGCCGATCGGGTCGTGCTCGACGCCCGACCAGTCGACGACGCCGTCGGTGACGAAGGTCCCGATGTCGTTGTCGGCGTGACCAGCCTTCTGGCTGTTCGGGCGACCCCAGTCGACTGCGAACTTGATCTTGCCGTCGTTGTACGCGAGCTGACCCTGGGCCAGGCTGGACATGATCATCCAGTTGATCCGGTTGTCGAGCTTGCGACGACGGCGAGCCGAGTCGCGGGCGAACTTGGTCGCCCAGTCCTCCAGCATCGAGGTCACGGTGAGCGGGAGGTCACCGTTCTGCATCGCCTGAACGATGCGGAGGTACTCCCGGTACCGCGTGATGTCGGAGGCATCGTAGTGGTCCTTGAGCGCCCAGTCGATCACCGACGCACGACCCTCGCCGAGGACACTCTCGTCCTTCTGTGCGAGCTCCGACTCGCTGTCCTCGGCACGCGCCGGGGCCAGTCCGTCCGTCTCTCCCTTGATGTAGTGGAAGATCACGTCGTCGGTCGCCACGTTCAGGAACGGGGCGAACTGGAGGCCGAGGTGCTGCTTCGGCGGCTCGATCTCGCGGATCTGGCCAAGCGACACCTCCTTGCGGATGATGCGGTCCTGTCCCACAGCAGTTGCGTTGAGGAAGGACTGAAGCGTCTGGCTGAAAAGCTGCATACCCATTGTTCAGTCTCCTCAGTGGAACAGAACGTCGAGGTTCTTGACCCCGCGCATGGCATCGGCGGTGGCGTTCGTGAGAGGGATACGAGCACCGCTCGCGTCACGCTCCGTACACCAACCCTGGACTGCGGTGCACTCGTAGGCCACCGCCACCTCCACGTCGCGCTCCAGGAGCTGCCACGGGAGGAAGGTGTCTTCGAGACCCACGATGTTGGCTGCGGTCTGGCGACCATCAGTCGCCCCCGCCTGGAAGGGTCCGATCTTGCCGGCCTCGGGGCCGGACGTGATCTTCGCCATCACCTCACCGGGCATCAGGATCTTCTGATCAGCGACGCCGTTGACCTCTTCCAGAGCCACCGACGCCGCCGAGACGGTGTAGTGCTCCTTCTTGACGTCTTGCGTCGAACGCAGGTACTCGTTGGAACCGAACGGGTCGGGTCCAGCGCCACCCTTGTTGAAGTGTGCCATCTGGCTGACTCCTCAGGACTTGTTGGTCTGCCCCAGCAGCTGCTGGAGCTCCTTGTAGGACGGGGTGTTCTTGACCTCGTCCTCGGGCATCGTCCTCTGGTGCATCGAGACGATTCCCTGGAGAACGTCGATCCGATCCTTGACCGCCTCAGGCGAGTTGGGAAGGGGCGAACCTGCGCTCGGCTGGACGCCGGGGTGAGCCGGGTCCTGGGTGGCGTGCTGGCTGAACAGCGTCGAGGGGGCCACGGACTCATAGGAGGCCTGGAACGCCGCGAACTGCTCACCCGACATGGCCGGGACGTTGTTCTCGCTGTCGCCGTTGACCAGCGACACGAGGCTGTCGATCTGCGTTGCCGCGATCTTGTTCTCGGTGGCGAGCTTCTCGATGAAGCTCCGACGGAACGTCGCCTGCTGCTCGGCCTGGGCCGTCTGCATTGCGGCGAAGTGGCGGTTGATCACCGACCAGTCCGTCTCGAGCTTGCCGTTGATCATCACGCCCTGCGCCGAGTTCTCGGGCATGACCGGACTCGTGGCGGGTGCCTGCGGAGGAGCGGTGGGCTGCGTCTCGGGGGTACCCGAGTCGGTGTCGGGACCGTCGGTCTGCTGACCCTCGACCTCGTTGGCCTGCTCTTCCTGCGTCGGCTGCTCGGCAGGCTGGGTCTGCGAACCGCCGCCCTCCGAGGGCTCCGTTGCGCCCTGACTCATCTGCTTCTCCTTGCTGTTGTTGGACACCATGAGACGTGCCGCGACTCGCGTCGGGGACTCTGCCCGCTCGCGTCCCGCGTAGTTGAAGAAGCCGAGGTCCCACTTGTTCTTGGCCTTGTCAGCCTCTTCGGAATCCTCATCGAGGACGGAGTCGGCGAGGCCCATGTCAACAGCCTCCCGACCAGTCATCCACAGCTCTTCGCGCATGAGGTTGCGCCAGTAGTCCTGGTCCTCCCCAGCACGCTGAGCATAGATGTCTGCGATGTTGTTGCTGATCTTGCCGAGCAGGTCAGCCGTCTCCAGCATGTCCTGCTCGTTGCCGTAGCAGATGGCGATGCCATCGTGAATCATCATCTGCGCGTTCCGCGCCATGATGATGCTGTCACCGGCCTGTGCGATGAACGACGCGGCACTGGCGGCGAGTCCATCCACGTAGACGTTGATCTTCGCCTTGTGCTGCTTGAGGCTGTTGTAGATGGCGAGGCCATCGAAGACTTCACCGCCGGGCGAGTTCAGGTGGAGGTCGATCTCGTCGGCGTCCAGCTTGATGAGCTGCTCCACAAACTCGCCGGCCTCGGTCCCCCAGAAACCGATCTCGTCGTAGATGTAGATGGAGGGCTTCTCGCTGGCCTCGTTCTTGATCGAGAACCAGTCACCACGAGGGAGGACTCCGTCCTTCCTCATTGTGAAGCCACGGGCGAGGTTACGCATGACGGGCATCCTTTCACGGTGACGGCCTAGACCGCAATCACCAGGGCTAGTCGACTATTGCTGCGGGTAGTTTCTCGTGAGTTTCCTCCAGAGATGCCTTGTTACCTACGATGTTGATTGTGTGCCATCGAAGGCAGTCTCTGCAGCGAATCTTGACGATCCCACCTTCGATAACCAACTCACCGAAGATGCGACGCGCCTTGTAAATCTTGACATGGACAAAGAGCTTACCCTTGCTGTCTATCCCGTAGGTAGCCAGCAAGGGTTCTCGGCTGCAAAAGCAGCGCAGCTCTTTCTCCCGACGACGCACTAGATCAGCTGACCTGCGAGACGACCGTCGTCGTTGAGAACGCGGATCATCTTCTCGGCTGTACGGTACCGAAGGTACCGCGCACCAGTGTAGGTGTAATGCAGATTGTCAGAACCGATATAGAAGTCCGAGTTACCTACACCTGTAGGTACTGACTGGTTGCCAGTACCTTCAATCCAAGGCTTTGTCGTCGCCACGTCGATGAAGTACATGAGATCGAGGTCGGCAAGACGCAACTGCATCTGCTGACGAATGGCGATGTAGGTCGCATTGAAGGCGGCAGGCGAGAATCCCGGTGGCGCGAATCCCTCCATGAACACGAGCTTGGCGTCAGGCTTAGCCTCACGAAGCGCTCGGAAGTAAGCCTCTGCAGCATCGGGAACCTGAGCCGACAAACCGTGGAATATGTCGTTTGCGCCGCCTCCGTGAACCCAGTATACATCGGCGTCAGCGTCGATCGCCTTCTGAATGCGACCCATATAATGACCTACGTTCGGATCATCACCGCCCCGCAGGTAGC